TTCCCGATAAAAATGTTTGAGTTGTTGTTACTTTTCTCGATGAGTCATATGAAATACCAGTCATCTCAAAAGACATTCTGGGTAACGTAATTTGAGTTGCTTTATTTAAATCTGGAGATTGCTCAAGTCTAGCAAGAAACTTTTGCATAGGTCCATATGCAAGAGGCACTTTTACTACTGAGGTAACATTATCTGAAGCATCCGTCTTCTTAATATCAATATCATTAAAAAGTGTTCCGAAAGATATTACCGTTTTTCTTAATATCTCGTGGTAGAAGTACTCAAACATTATACTAAATGATAATTATATACTATTTAACAAAAGTAACCCTTATGGAAGACCAAATGGATTAGATTCGCTGAAATCTAATATGTTGTCTCCTTCAGTTTCAAAATCATTATTAGATGCAAAAGGATCAGGTAGATTGAATTTATCAGCAATAGATCCTGGAGTTGCCTTATGTCTTGCTCCAGATTCTTCTCCAACGAATTCATCGTAGATATTAAAGTCTCCCGTGATTCGTGCAAGATTTAATTGGTTTGTAGTAGAGTTCCAATATCTAACTATACCAGTAACTGAACTACTAGACCCAACAACTGTTTCTCCAATGATATAATCACCAGATCCTGCAAGATAAGGATCTGCAATTGTTATTGTTGGTGGATTTGTCTTTGCATATCCAGCACCAGCATCAAGTATTTGAATTGATGTAATAGTTCCTGCACTACTTACAACAACTTCAGCAATTGCTGAAGTACCAGATCCGACAGGAGCACTGAAAGTAACTGCAGGAAGACCGAAATATCCAGATCCACCATCAGTTACAGTTATAATTCCAACTACTCCATTACCAGTTACTGCAGTTCCTACAAATCCAGATCCACCTCCTCCAGAAGTTGTTACAAGGGGGTCTGAAGTATATCCATATCCAGTGTTGGTTATCCTAACACCTTGAACTCTAGATCTATCAGTATTTGTTTCGCAATAATCAATAAGTCCGGTGATCATTGTTGCTATACCAACAGCAGTCAATCCATCATCAGGAGCTTTTGAAAATATGATATCTGGTGTTGATGTATATCCAGTTCCTCTATTTGTAATGGTTACATACCTTACACCACCATCAAATACTGTAGTTTCTGCTAATGCTGTAGATCCAATACCAAGCATCGTATAGATTCTTGTCCCTGCTAAGTTTGCACCAATACCACTTACCGCAGATCCAGCAACTCCACCAATCGATACTTCTGTTCCTAGTAATGCGGTATCAATTGCATCCACATCAGTGTCGATGATTTCATCACCATACCGGAATAGTTCACATCTTAGTTTATATACATAATTTTTTCTTAATTGATAGAAAGGTTGTTCGTGCTCTACAAACTTAATTTCAAATATACGATTGCCTAAAGGGAAAAATATAAGATCACCTTCTTTAGGTCTACTGGATAATTTTATATTGTTCTTACTTTCTATTAATGGTTTAACATATTCTTCGTAACGTTCTCTAGAGATAGTGAGATTTAAATCGTCTTGAGATTCAATACCAAATTTACTCATTATTTCACCAGATCCTTCATATCCTTCGCTTGTATCTACATATGCTTCAATAGGATATGCATCCCTAAATTCAGAATCAACTACCTCTCTTATAATAGTCTTTTCATTTACATAAAGTCTTGGGATGTAGTATACATCTACCCCATACATCCGAAGTTGTTCATTAACTAAATCTTGAATAAGATTTTGTTCTGACTTAGTTCCTTGTTGAAAAAATGGATTGAGCATATCTTATCACCCTATCATGTCTAGAGGAGGCATCTCATAATAAGTAGGCATTTTATCTAATATGGCATCAATTTCTTTTTGAGCATCATCAAATAATTGTCTACCATTTAGTTCTATACCACCAGGAAGTTTTACTCCCTGAAATTTAATGAGATTCATTCCCCACTGACGTTTTATCGTGGATGTAAGGTATCTTTTTAAAAATGAGTCATTATATACTTTTGAATAAGTTGCTGGATCTGCAATTGAATAAGTGTCTAATACTAAGTATTCACCTGCAATAGCTTCGTTCCAATCCATATCAATGTACAATCTACCCTTTCTTTGATTAAATCTAATCTTCTTTTGGGTAGTGAGCATATGATCAATATCAGACAAAAATGTCTGAGTCATTTGATAAGTCAATAACTCAGTAGATCCTAGATAATGAATATCATTTAGGAATAATTGATATTTAAAGTTAAACATCCCACTAGAGATATTATTAGATCCTGTAAAATGAAGAATTCCTTCTACACCAATTACTCCATCGGGGAGAGGTAGATATCTTGAATCCTCTTCATAGTCATAATCAATACCACCATCACTGACTGTGGTGGTAGTTATTCCTGATGTTCCTTTTCCTCTATCAATATCTGTTTGAGTAAGTTTATATTTTAAGTATGTTTTTCCAACTCCGTCAAAGTGGCGTTCCTGGAAGAACTGGAGCGCATCATCCACAAGATCATCTATTTGCTCATCTGCAACGTTAATTTCTAATACAGGAGCACCTAGCTGCCTCTTACAGTAGCTTATTAGGGTTTGTCTGGATGATGGTTTAGCCATTATTTTGAAATGTCTATGGACGGTAGTACCGAAAGTGTTTCTTGTTGTTTTAAGTACAACTTAACGTAACTTTTAGTTACATCTCGAAGAATTTTAATATCATCTATACTATCTATATCTCTAGAAAGTTTTTCATATTCAAAGGTCTTAGATAATTTTTTAAGTTCTATTTGATCAGGATTCATTTTGCAACTCCATTACTTTTTGTTGTAATTCTATGACTGCGGTTTTTAAAAAATCAATATCGAATTTTAGTTGATTTTTTTCATTTTCTTCACGCCATTTTATATCTCTTAGTTCTAAGTAGGTTTCATATTCATCATCATCCGTATTAATTACTGCCCCAGTATCTTCATCTTTCAATAGATTTTCAAAATCTTTTACAAGAGCAAGACCTCTTTCTTCCTCTACATCATCTTCTATTTCAATAATCTGATCAAATTCGTCATTCATAATTAAGCAAGTGCGATTACTCTTAAATCTTTTAATCTAACGGGATATGTTGTATCTTCTGTAGATGCACATAGTTTTATACCGAAAGCTCTAAAGGAAGGAAGTTTATTAATACTAAATTTCAGTTCTTGGAATTCTAATTCATCAGATTCAAATCCAACACTATCAGTTTTTGATAGTTTCTCGTCTGGAGTTCCATTACTCTTAGAAAGATCTTCAACATTTCCCTGATTATCAATATTATCAAATCCTGGGAATGGATAATAAATCATTTCTTCTTTACCATCGTCATCAATAGCATAGAAAGCTCTCAAATCACTTTTAGTATTTACATATGCACTAACATAAATTTGAAGAGATGTTGCTGCATTTTCTAAAGTTATGGGTCTCGTAGCATAAACAAAAGCATGAGGATCATTCTCCAAATCTGCAGTACGCTCATCATTAGCATAATCGGTAATGGGTTTATTCATTCTATTACCGATTAAAATAACAGCACATCGATCCAAATCGATCATAGGAGATAATGTTGGACTAGTGGTTGTTAGATTGACGGATATATTAAGAGATTTATTTCCTTCAATTCCGTCAATTCCATCAAGAAGTTCAGTTTCATTAATACGGGAACAAATTAGTCTAGGAGAAGATAGGTATGTTTCTTCTTCTGTAGAAATTTTTTCAAATCCTTGATCGATAAAGGATTCTTGATTACCACCAATACTTCTTCCGGAAACAGTTCTTAGATTTAATTCTACTTCAGTACCGTTGACTTCTGTTGCTGAAATTTCTGGGTCGATAATTTCAAATTGAATATTCTGAGTAGCAGTAATATCATCACCACCAGTAGATTTAGTTTCTTCAAAAAATAAATCAGGATATCCAAAAGGACTACTAGATCTATCAATTCCAGCTTCTTGAGGGTCGATTCTTATAGTGTAATAGTCCAAATCAATTGGATTAGATACTGTTGCATCTTGCAATTCATGAGTTTTATTAATTCTTCTTAGAGAAATACCATTAAGTTCGTACTTAACAATATCTACACCTTTTTCATATGAAGTTCCTACGGTATTATCAACTTCTCTTGTAATTCCAATTAGATTAAGTCCATCAATTCCTGTGTATCCAATAATTTCTTCTTCAATTTGAATATATCCTGGATTTGTCGAAGATACACCTACGTTTTCAAACGTAGCAAAAATACTTAATCCAGTTTCACTATCAATGAGTAAATCATCAATAGGAATTGGTAAGGTTGAGTCTTCCTCAACATCTGCTGTTGTATCTACACTTGGATTGTCTGGATCAACATCATCAATAGTAACGACATTTTCTAGTGCATACATTCCATGATTAGGATGATTCACTTTGATATGAAGACCATCATGAATAACTGTACTGTCGGTGAGTGTTAGTCCACCTGATCCAGCATTTAATCCAACAGTAGCTCCACTAGAGTTTTCATATGTAACTGTACTTCCTGAACCAGTTGTAAACCTACCTTGAATATCATCAACAATAATTTCGTTTATATCGCCAAGTTCTCCGATAGATAATCTTAAATTTCTTCCTAATCCACTTCCAATCGAGTTAGATGTTACCAAATCTCCAACCTGATATCCAGATCCTCCATTAACTATGGTTGCACCAACAGCGACTCCATTTTGGACAGTTAAATTACAGGTAGCGTTTTTCCCTTCTCCTGTTATTTTTGATAACGGAACATCAAAATATGTAAGTCCACCAATCGATGGTGTGAGACCAATACCAGCATTAAAAACTGATACAGATGAAACAGCGCCAGCATTCCCGATATAATTTCCTCTACCATCAGAATTTTCTTGTGTTACAGTAACACCAGTAGTAAATCCAACTTCATTTAATCCACCACTTAAAACTAATCTTACTTGTCTAGATTCCATTTCAAATGCATCATTATCCAAAATAGAAACTTGATCGTTTCCTACGGATAATTCTGGATTATAGAAGTTTACATTTCCTGAATTTTCTTTGAAGTCAGCTCTATAAAGAGTAAACTTCATATCTTCTCTTTCAGATGGTGTCCATGTTGCACCATTCTGAGATCTAAAGAATACTCCAGAATTTGGGTTTGCT